GTTTGGTTGAAGGTATGAAAGGCTTATTTAACCCAACTGACACTATTAGCCGCCAATTTAAGAACGGTATGATGGGCGAAGGTGTATTAGGGTTTGAAGAAATCAACATGAGCCAATCTATTGTTCAGCATACAACTGGTGTGACTCCAACTGCACCAATTGTAGCTACTACAGTAGCCACGCAAGGGTCTAACTCATTGGCAATCAGCTTTACTAGTGGTTCACCAACATTCAAAATTGGTGATGTATTTACCATTGGTAGCGTTTATGCTGTTAACCCACAAACCCGTCAATCAACTGGTTCATTGCAACAGTTTGTTGTAACTGCTGACGTTACTGTTTCTTCTGGCACAACTGCCACATTAACAGTATCTCCAGCGATGTACACAGCAACTAATGCTTTGGCAACTATTGATTCTTTCCCTGCTGCTAACGCTGTTCTAACCTTCTTAGGTGGATCTGCAACTCAATACGCGCAAAACTTAATCTATCATAAAGATGCGATTACATTTGCAACTGCTGACTTGTTATTACCACAAGGTGTAGATATGGCTTCACGTCAAGTTCATAACGGTATTTCAATGCGTGTTGTACGTCAGTACGACATCAACAATGACCGTTTACCTTGCCGTATTGACGTTCTATATGGTTACAGTACAATTCGTCCAGCAATGGGCGTACGTATGTGGGGTTAAACCTAAATGCTCTTGCGAAAGCAGGAGCTTTTTTAATATTTAAGGAGAATTATTATGGCATTACCTAATGGTGCAGGTGGTTATCAGTTTGGCGATGGTAACGTAACAGAAATTAACATGGTCACGCAAGCGACCCCAACGGCTAAAACAGCAGCAGCGACATTAACTGCGGCTGAATTAACGACAGGTATTATTACTTATACTGGCGCCGCAGTAGCTTTAACTGTGCCTCTTGGTGCAGATTTAGACGTTGCGTATCCAAGTATGAAAGTAAATAGTTGTTTTGACTTTGTTATTATCAATACAGGCGCAACTAACGCTGCTACTGTAACTGCTAATACAGGTTGTACTTTGGTCGGTGTTGCGGCAGTTGCTGCGGTAACTTCAGCTACATGGCGTGTTCGTAAAACGGCTGATGCGACTTATGTTTTCTATCGCGTAGCTGGTTAATATTAATGCCCCGCCTCGGCGGGGTTTTTATAAAGGAATAAATTATGGCAAATACCAAATCAATTGGTGTCGCTTTTGAAGATCAAGATTTAAAAAGTTCAAACACCATTTATGCTTTGGCGGGTACAGGTCAACTTGGTTATAACACGGGGTCAACCTCAGCCGCACCTTCAAAAGTTACTCAACTTACTGATAAAAGTACGGGAGTAATAATTAATGCGTCTGTTGGTCAAATTGTAACTACTAACGCCGCTTTAGCCGCTGGGGCTGAAATAGCTTTTATTGTTACTAATAGTGCTATAAGTGCGTATGATGTACCAATTATTGCATTAGCAAGCGGCGCAACTACAGCGGGGACATATTTACTTTCTGTTGCCGCTGTTGGCGCAGGAACATTTACTATCGTAGTTTCAAATGCAAGTGCAGGTAGTTTAAGTGAGGCATTAACTATAAATTTTGCAACTATACACGTTGCACAAGTTTAATTTATAGATAAAATATAGGGGGCTTCGGCTCCCTATCTTAAGGGAAAAACATGACAATTATTTATCTAAATCATCCTACTCATGGCAACAAAGTTGCTTCAATGGAAATGGAAGCAGAATTTGATGAACAAAATGGTTGGGTACGTTATACTGATGAAACGCCATCTGATGAACCGATTGCGGCTCCAGTCAATACGTTGGAAGTAAAAAGACGTCGTAAAACTATTCAATAAAGGGTGAGTTATGGCAACTTATACCGCCAACGATCAAATTAATGGCGCACTACGTTTAATCGGTATGCTTGCCGAAGGTGAAACACCTTCTGCCGCCACATCTCAAGATGCTTTGTCCGCGATGAATCAAATGATTGATTCGTGGTCAACTGAGCGTCTATCTGTATTTTCTACACAAGATCAAGTTTTTAGTTGGCAACCTGGCTTTATTCATAGAACATTAGGGCCATCGGGTGATTTTGTGGGTAACAGACCTATTCTTTTAGATGATTCAACATACTTTAGAGATCCAGCAAACGGCATATCTTTTGGTATTAAAATTATTAACCAACAACAATACGATGGTATTGCTGTTAAAACGGTGACAAGTACATACCCACAAGTAATTTGGATTAACATGGATTATCCAAATATTGATATGTACTTATACCCTGTGCCAACCAAAGTGTTGGAATGGCACTTTATTTCGGTAACAGAACTAATTGAGCCTGCAACGCTTGCAACAGTCATGGCTTTTCCCCCAGGATATTTAAGAGCTTTTAGATACAACTTAGCGTGTGAGTTTGCAGCTGAGTTTGGAGTTGAGCCAAGCCCACAAGTATTACGTATCGCTATGGCGTCTAAACGCACGCTGAAGCGTATTAATAACCCAGATGACATTATGTCCTTGCCATATAGTATTGTTGGCACTCGTCAGCGTTTCAACATCTTTGCAGGTAATTATTAAGGATAAGGTATGACCGATATTGCTATTACCGAACTACCCGTTGCAACTACCGCCGCAACTACGGATATATTTCCTGTTGTGCAAAGCGATGTTACACGACAAATAACGCTTTCGTTAATGTTTACTTCACCTACATTAACTAATGCAATTTTAATAACTCCTGCGTTAGGTTTGCCTTCAAGTGGAGATTTAAGTAACTGTACGGGTAGCCCCGTTTTAACTACGCCTTCATTAGGTACTGCTACGGCAACTAAGATTACTTCAACAGGCGATATTTTAATTTCAGCTACAGGTAAGTTAGGGTATACCACAGGTTCAGCAGGCGCTGTTACGCAAGCTACTAGTAAATCTACAGGCGTAACACTAGACAAAACCAACGGTCAAATTACGTTAAATAACGCGGCATTAGCCGCAAATACAACGGTATCTTTTACACTTTCAAGTATTTATATAGGTGCTAATGATGTATTAATTCTTAACCATATTAATGCGGGTACCGCGGGATCTTATCTATTAAATGCACAAGCATCGCCTGGTTCCGCAGTTATTAACGTACGTAACATTACTGCGGGGTCTTTATCAGAAGCAATTGTGATTGCATTTGCAGTTATTAAAGCTGCTGTGGCGTAAGCATGAAAAGCCCTATTCTAGGACAAGCTTATGTAGCTAGGTCAATCAATGCGGCGGATAACCGCATGGTTAATCTATTTCCAGAAGTTACACCGCCTGGAAGTAAAGACACAGGTTTTTTAAATAGAGCGCCAGGACTTAAAAAATTAGTTATTGTTGGCGATGGCCCTATCCGTGCAGTATGGGCAAACCAATCTAGCACCGCCGATGCTTTTATTGTGTCAGGCAATCAATTTTACAAAATAGACCTTAATTACAATGTTAAGTTGTTAGGTAACGTAACGGGTACAGGGCCAGTATCCATTGCCGATAATGGCACGCAAATATTTATAGCGTGTAATCCTGATGGTTTTATCTACAACAAAACAACAGGCGTGTTTCAACAAATTACGGATCCTGACTTTGCGGGTGCCGTTACGGTTGGATATCTTGATGGTTACTTTGTATTTAACCAACCCAACTCGCAAATTGTATGGGTTTGCGACTTATTTGATGGTTTGTCAATTAGCCCACTTAACTTTGCTAGTGCTGAAAGTTCTCCTGATACGTTAGCGTCTTTAGCTGTTAATAACCGTGAAGTATGGTTGTTCGGTACAAACTCTATTGAAGTTTGGTACGACGCTGCAACTGCGGGTTTTCCCCTAGCACCTATTCAAGGCGCGTATAACGAAGTTGGTTGTTTAGCCGCTTATTCGGTTGCCAAGCTAGATAATAGTTTGTTTTGGTTAGGGGCTGATGCGCGTGGCTTTGGTATGGTGTATCGTAACCAAGGCTACACGGCTATTAGGGTTTCTACTCATGCTATTGAATACGCTATACAAAACTACTCTGTATTGTCTGACGCTACGGCGTATACATATCAGCAAGAAGGTCATTCGTTTTACGTACTAACTTTCCCAACTGCGGGTAAGACATGGGTGTATGACGTTGCTACGCAGATGTGGCATGAACGTGCAGGCTTTGCTAACGGTGAATTTACTCG